TGACTGGAACGATACCGCCGATGCAGACCCAGAAGAACTGCCCGGCAGTAGCCGCAGTCATTGCGACTGCAACCATATCGCCCAGATTGGCTGTGTTGCCCACTTCCGTAGCATCGTAACGCCAGGCGTTGGTCTGGAAAGTCGGCGTAACCCGAACCAGACCGAACTGACGAATCGAAGCCGTTGCGCGGACGTAGAGGAACTCCCCTGCGCCCCAGTAGGCATTTTCCGCCAGAACCATCATACCCGGCATTTGCCGTGCAGTCGTATCCGGCAGACCAAAAGGTGCGATCTGCTGATTGCCGATCGGACCTCCGAGAACGGAATAACTTGTCATAATTTGATCCTTTCAAAACCGGGAAATATTCGAAAAAATCCCCCGGGATTAAGCCTTCAGCACCGCCTGCAGCCTACGATTAGTAATCGACAGATTACCCATCCAAAGGATTGGAATAACCGTCGCGTCCTGGTTGTAGGGCCGCATATCGTCCTGAACCGAAAGATCAGCATCGCGATGGACAACCAGCTCGATGTAATCCGTATTCAGGAAGTACATGTGGGCATTCGGGATACCAGATCCACCGTCGAAAACCACATCCGCGGTCTTGTATTTCAGGCTGGTGAACCCGCCCTGGGCCTGCCCCGAATCAGTATAACGCTTGATGGCGACCTGCGAGGCCTCATACATCGCAAAATAATCATTCGAGGAAAGGATCAGATTCGGCTTGTCGTCGCCGCGAACCTGGTTCAACCAAAGCGGCAGCATCAGGCTTGTTTCGATCGTTGTGGCGGAAGGAGTGACCGCACCACCACCCTGGATCGGATTCGCGGCCGACTGCACCACATTCTGCCAGAACGGCCATGCCGAGGAGTCGATCCCGCCAACGACACCTGTACCGGTGTCGGCGACGAGGGCTTGAAGCCCGTTGATCTGATTCGGCAGCGTACCGTCGGAGTAAAGATCGAACGAGAAGTTGTTCGCAAAGGTCCGCATCGCATTGCGAATACGAGCCTTCGCCAGCTTCACAATCGCATTCCCACCATTATTGATTCGAAGCTCCTGCCCCGAAGCCACGACGGAAAGCGCGATCTGACGCCACTGATACTCCGCAGCGGTGATAACGTCGGACTGCTGGATATTCAGAATATCATATCCCGAATACCGCTGGTAGGTCCCGTTCTGGTTGTAATCCAGCGGAGTCGCGATGGTCAGACCACCGTCTTCCATGCGCTTCATCTTCCCACGCGTGACTGCGTAGTTGTAAAGCGCATTGTTCCGCGAGATATTGTCCATCACGTCCTTGGAGTGATTCCGCCACGTAGTAGCGACCAGCTCCGTAAATACTGAACTCGGCGTTGCCATAAAATTGGTCCTTTAAAAGAGGAGACTATTCTCTAGCTTTAATCGAAGCCAGAGTTTCTGTTAGCGTCTCGTCGATCGAACCAACAGGCGTCGTCCCACCCCTGTTTTTCGGCTTCGAAGTGACATCAGCAGCCTGGGCGTTTTTGGCAGCTTTCAATCTTTCGTCCTCGGCTAGTTTTTCTGCAGCGATTCTTTCCGCCGTCAAGCGGTCGATCTCTTTCTGCCTAGTCACGGGGTTGTTGAAAACAGCTATTTCGTAGGCTTGCTTAAGGGACGTTGCCGCCCCGGTTTTCAGAAGCGCCGCCATGTCGCTGGTGACGTCTTTGAAATACATATTCGCGGGATCTTTGGCGAAGGTCTCAACCTCCTGCTCAAATTGAGTCCGCTGAGTGTTTAGTCGATCCTGCTCGATCTGGCGAAGGCGCTGGTCCAGGTTCTGGACCTCGGGCGGAATCTGAGGTTGAGCCGGGGCTTCGCCAACAGCTTTGCCGATGGAATCCAGATCCAGACCATAGGATCGAATCAGCATCGCTGCGACATTAACCTTTTGTTCGGGAGTCCCATGAAGCAAAAGGTAATGATTCGAAGCAAAAGCCTGGAATAATTGAACCGGATCTACTTGTTCAGCTTCCAGCTGCGCCTTGAAAGGCTCTACTACCGACTGATAGCGATCACCAATCTCTGCACGAGATTTGTATTGCTCGATCCCGCGAAACATATCCTCTTCTCTCTTGAGGATTTGCTGCTGAATTGCAGGATCAATCGTTGCCCATTTGGCAACATTTTCCTTTGTCCAGGTCGAAGGTGCCCCGGTTGCCTGAACCTCGGTGGAGTTTTCCTCGGGCTTAGCTTCTTTCCCTGCACCTTCGATCGTATCGGCATTTTCAGGGGAGGGATCATCAACTGTAGTCGGCGTCCCAGGAGATCCCTCCCCATCCCCGGGAGAACCAGCTTCTGCCCCCTCGACCGAATCCTGCCCGAACAGTTCGTTCGAGAGACCAGAAACCGCGGACTCGAGATCCAGATTCTCCAGGGTATCTTCTTCGCGTAGTTCGGGCATACGCTTAGTTCCTTTCTACTTGAATATCCGCGCCGTGACTAAGCGCATTTGCCAACTTTTCTTTTTTGTCCGAGGGCATCTGATCGATAGTTCTTTCAACTGTTTCTTCAATCCGCCGATCAAGGATTTGGTCTTCTTGCTGCCTCCGGGCTTCATTTGATTCTTTTTCTCCAGTTTCAAAAACCCGACAACCGTGGAGTTTCAAATTCTCCTCATGCTGCCGTTTCGAACGAATGGATTCTCCTGTAATCGGACAAGAATAATCCACATTCTCCACCAGAATCATGGGTCGAGAAATAATCCGTTGAGCCACATTTCCGCAAGTACAATGTTGTGGATCTTCGAAATTCTCTAATTTCACAAAGAGTTCGAATTTGTGACCTTCGGGACATTGAAAATCATAATAAGGCATTAGTTGGGTTTCCCTTCGGGGGGTTTGGCGGCTTTAGCCCGGGCTTCCAGAGCCGCCATTTGGGCATTATGCTTGGCGAGATCAAGGGCAGCTTTGCGTTCCATAGCAACGAGATTAGCCTGGAGTTCCTGCATTCGGATCTGATGTTCGAGCAGATTGGCTTCTTTATCATTTGCAGCTTTTTGGGCTTCAGCCTGCATTTTCAACTGAGTCTGTTGAATCTGTGCTTGAGCCGTAGCTTGATCTGCCTGGGATTGCGCCTGAATTGCCTGCAACTTCGCCTGATCACCGTTATCTTGCGAAGGTGGTGGAGGTGCAGTCATTTTCTCCAAAGCCTCTTCGACCTGCGGGCCGAAAGTATATCTCCGACAGATTGCCAGAAGAATACCCTTGGCCACATCAAAGGGCATCGATCCGTTCTCGATCAGCGGAGCAATACCATTCAAGAATTGCGAGAGTGCATTCAGCAACTCCGCAATGTCTTGTTTGTCCTGGCTTGCTTCTGCATCAATCGTCGAGTTGGTTTCAATATCAACTCGGTAATTCCGCATTATATCATTTTTCAGCAGATCAATGATATCTTCCCAAGCCATTTGGCCGACAATTTGTTGAGCTTGTTCTAACTGTTGCTGAATCGCTGGAGGTAATTGTGGGGGCTGAGCAGGAGCTTGCTGCTGCATCGAAGGATCGGCGGGTGGCTGACTTTGAGCAAGTTGCGCCTGATAGTTCTGAATCGCCTGCAAAGTAGCTTGTGCCTGGGCTTTCTCCTGCTTCGTCGGGAATTTCAGCCCTGTCATCCCGGAGATGGTTTTGATATCAAACTTCGTCACCGCGATTTCGAGCATGATTCTCAGCGCATCACGGCAATATCTTTGAACCTCCTTCTGCATCTTCTTCAGCCGAAGGGTTCCCCACTGGTTTTTAATATTCTGCGCAGTAGCGGTTTCCGAAGCCATCGAGGCTCCACGAAGAATATCCGAGATCCCGGTGATTTCATAAATCACCTGCTTGACTGATTCCCGTTGTTGATACAACTGCTGCGCTGTCGTTGCCAGCATATCCAGCGGCATGAACCAGAACATTTTATCAATTGCCATATTTTCAGGCATTGATTGCATGTTCTCCAACGGAGTCATTTCATTATCTTCGGATTGAAGAAGCTTCTCAATCCCGGTCACGGTGCTGTTATACATCCCGCGGACCTTACAGGCCTGAATAATAGCCTTAAGTCTCCGGGTGAGTTCGTTCAACTCCTTTGCCTGGGCTTCATACTGAATATAAAGCGGTGTGGGAACCAGAGTCGAAATCTTCCGCATGAAATTCAGCGGCTTCGGGATCGGAAAGAAATTTGCCAATTCCAGCGGATCATCCACAACCCGCAAAGGCCCTTCCTTATAACACGGAGAGAAGAAATAAACTTTCCGCGTGATCTTGTCCCAGATTTCATAGACCTTGGCGAGCTTTACCCCGATGGTTTCTTGGCGGCTTTCGACCGAAGTATTTTCTTCCAGAGACGCTTCGGGCATAGCATCATAATCGAAGCTTGCAGCATAATCGGGGAAATTCTGCTTTATCTCGTCCGGGCTCATATCCCATTCAAAGCCGATCCACGGAACTTTTTTCCAAGTCCGAGCATACCCGTGGAAGAACTTATCCCAGCGAACAGCCTCGCCGTAAACACATTCGTCAGAAATTCCTTGCTGATCCGCAGAAGCTTTATATTTCAGTCGCAAATTTCCGCGATTGGTGATCAGAGTATCCAGTACTCCCGCATTCACCAGCTCATCGAAATTGTCATAATCCTGGGATTCGACATCGATAAGATATTTCAACAACCGAGTGCCAACCTCGGCCGCGGCTTTGCCCAAAGGATCTTCGTCCTTAAACCTTCGATCGACAAAAGGGATCGGTCGCTGGTTATAAACCGCCGGGGCTAGAGTTTCTGTATTCGAGTACAAGATCGCAAAGGGTTCTCTTTCAGCATCCTTCGCTTCGTAAAGCCGGACAACTCTCCGACCTTCCTTGCGAAAATCCTTTTCCCTTTTCAGCGCCTGGATGATTTCGGTACTCCAGGAGTTATATAGATCTTTATCCGTGGTCATTTAAAACTCCAGGGCTTTGCGTCTTGAAGTATTCTTCGCAATCATTTGATTAATCGTCAATAGGGATCGGTTTTTATCTGCCAATCGTCCGATCAAGTCTGGTTGTGGGATAATCGGCGGGGCAGGAGACCAGATTCTCGACATACAAGCATAACGAAGTTCATCCGCTGCGTGATCTTCGGCATCAGTATCTAGGTCTTCGGGATCTTTTTCATCGTGCTGAAGCACCGGTAATGTTCGTATAGTATCCTCACATTTGTCCCCAATATAAAGCATTGGGACTCCACTTTCACCAACAAGCCGCTGGCGAATTTGCTCCCATCCGGGCTGGCGTTTATTGTCCGCCCGACGCCAACGGCAGAGCGGCATGGATTCGGCAATTGAAGGTCCACCATTGCGGATAAAGATCGAAGGATCGGCAACCGCATATCGGATTCTCTCATTTTTTTCTATCTCCAAGATACCTTCGCCGACTTCCTTTGCGGTCATTTTTAGACCTTCGTTCGGTCCTTTGGCCCCATACCATTCGCGATATTTGAAGATGGCTCCTCGGGGGAAGGGATCTTGAAGTGGCCAGAGTCCGTCACAGATCGCGTACCAACCAACGGAGAAAGGTCTTGCCGATCCCCAGTCAAATGCACGAAATCGAAGGGTCTGCGGGGTCGCATATTGAATAAGGTTCGACGGTTTAACATGGATAAGCTCCGAAAACTCGTCAAAGAATGCCCCATCAACAATGGACCAATCGCCCTCGAGCCAGGCTTTGACCAATTGTTCCGAACCTGACTGACGAAGCCGCAAAACATAAGTCGGATCGTTCCGCATCAGGAGCATATTATCGCCAAGCTTTGACGGGATGAAGACTCTTTCGAGCTTCACCATTTGCTTAACCCCGTCGATCTCGACTTCAGTCTCTTCAGCTATAACCTTAAAACCCCTTGGATCAGGGTCGATATAGCGGGCCTTAACCCAATTGTGGCCAGGACCGCCAGGGTTACCTGTAAGGCGCATCCCAACAGGAACCCCAGCACCAGAACGAAGTGTCGCTCGCAGCTTGTTGATGGGGCTAGGAGAAGGGAAGTTCGTAACCTCCTCGACATATATCCGGGTGTACGAGTGGCCTTGATACTCTTCCGCATCAGAATCCCTTTCGAGGTAGACGAATTTCAAACGCGCACCATTGGCCATGGTCCAGGTTTTTTGTTGTTCGTGGTACTTCGCCCCGAGTTTGGGAAAAAGAGCCTTCGTCCGGGCGATTACCTCGGTTAGCTGGGTTAGCTTTCTCCGGACGAAGATCCCGATTGCATCTTGACCATAGGTGTTGGAGTGATCGATCCAATCCCCAATTGAAGATTCGGTCTTACCCCCTCCTCGTGCCCCACCGTAGAAAACCTCAAAAACTGGACACTGAATCAGTGCCATCTGAGGCCCGGGTTGGGGTTGCCAGATGATTTGTTGAGTAACGAGCTGCGTCATGTACGGGAGAGTCCAGCCTGGGAAATCCAGAATGTCGCATCTAAATCCTGTCCAGCATAGCCGACGATCTTGTAATAGGCGTTTGCGTTGGTCGGATTTGCTGTTCCAGTGGCTTCAGGAGTAACAAAAGCCATCGCTGTCGCAATGTTGGCCACCGCATCGGTATTATTGGTCGGCTGAATGTTATTAATCAACACCTTCGTCGTGGTGTCACCAGGAGCATATACGCCGCCGCTACCAGGCTCGCCAAGAGACGAACTGCTAGTCGGATACACCAAGATGCTCTTGGCGTCCTCAATCCAGCCAATGCTAATGGTGCGGCGCATCATATAAGAAAACTTAACAATGTCCGTGGCTTGAACCAGCAGCCGCTTTGCGGACGAGGCATTCAGGGCGTATAGCGTAACCGTCCAATCCGAGGCCGGGGTGGAGGTGCTGTAAATGCGGACACCCCACTCGTAGCCAAGGTTTCCGGGCAGCGCGGTGAAGGTGAGCACGGCATGGATGCCAGTGCAATTGGTACCGTCAAGCCGCCAACCGGACGGCACAGTTCCGCTGTCGATCACGCCGCCTGCGCCGGTAAAGTTTGAAGAGACGCCGCCCGTCTGCGTCACAAAGCAGGGATTCGAATTGAGAAACGTGTTCCCGCTGGCGGTGGTTGTGTCAGGCAGAACAGCGGCCGAGCTGAAATTAGTTAAAAGAGAATCAAGTCCAGCGTAAGTAAGCCCATTTGCAGTATTACCCTTCCCAATAATGCGGGCGACGTGCCAAGAAAGAACGCCCGTAAAATGTAGACCGTCGCAGAAGTAACCGGCCTTTGGGAGATGATTTGGTGCTGCTTGTCCATCGGTTGAAAAATCTGCAAATTGTGGCTCATCAAAGCAGGCACCGACATAGACGCGCGGATTTGCTAAGGCATCACCGCTGGCATAGTGAAGTTTTCGCATTTCTCCCGCATGGGTGCTTAGGCTGGTAAGATCACCGCCTTGACGTGCTGTTCCGGCCCAGTCAATACCACGCCTAACCTCATCAATCAGAATAATATTCTTAGCTGCTCCATTATAGAGCGGCAATGGTTGATCCGTACTCTCATTATTTGGACGATAGCCCGGATAAGCCCAGCCGGGTGTTGTAAGTCCTTGCACAATCTGCTTGACGGCATTACTCGCAGCGACCTTATCACCGTCGTTTGTACCGAGTAGGATGACCACATTTGCGGCTTGCTCTGCTGCCACTTCAGCAATTGTCTTACCTGAAATATAGTAGGCCTGAACTGCGCGGCTAGAAAGCACACCGCAATCAGTGTCTAACTGATATGTTGAACCAACTGTTCCTGTAGTTCCGCTCAACTTCGATAGAATAGTCGTATTGGCTGGAATACCCACTCCAGTGATTCTCTGTCCAGCACTGATCGGATCGCCACCTGCCGTAGCGGTAATCGTCATCACAGTTCCGTTGAACGAGCATGTCCATCCTGAACCACCGATAGGACGAGGCCACGCCGCGGCTTGAACTGCAGTCCCGCCACCGATGCCGCCATTGCCGCCTTGCCAAGTTGGACTGCGACGTAGCTTGTTGCTGGTGAACGGGCTTATGAACGACGTTGGCCCATAAAAGCCGTTATTCTGCACAGTGCGGCTGTCGCCGAAGTCGCTTACAAGGTTATTATAGGGTTGAGTGAACGTTCCACCACCCCCTCCGCCACCACCTCCAGTTCCTTGAGGTGAAATCCCCATAACCGGTCCTGAAGTCACCATAGAGACTCTATTTTTCAGAATTTTCATTCATCATCCTCCAGAATTTCCATGGATTTGGGCTGCTCGGTAGGATCTCGGGTCACTGTAGTCGAAAAGGGCAAAATATCGGCAGATTTGGCAGATTTTAAAACCTCATAAGCCCCGTTCTGCGCCGCAGCAGCCCAATCTTCCACCGATCCGGCTTTTGGCGGCAGGGCTACAACGTAATTATTTTGCACATTCGTGGGCGTTCGATCCCGGGCTCCGAATCCCATGGCCTTGACCGAAAGATCCAGGGCTTTCAGCGCCATATCTGCGGATTCTGTTGCTTCTAATTTCTTCGCGACGATTTCAAGGCTCTGGATTGCCAGTCCCTGCAACCTCTCCCCCATCGTCGCTATTAGAAAAGGGTCGGTTATCTCCCTCCGGCGTTCGGCCAAAGCCGCCTGAAACGCATCCGAGCCAATAATCCTCGAGATCCAGGTCGTCGTATACCCAAAAGTCGCAGCCATCTGCACCTGAGTGATCCTCGGATTGGCAATAATCAGATCAATCAGCGCGTCGTGGCTATAAGCCACCTTTTGCAGCCGTAATTTGTCCTGATTATAGCCCTTCGCCTCCGCCAGTCCTTGATAAACCGGCGCGCCTTTTTCTTTATCATAATGCCCCTCACCCTTCCTTATCGGAACTTCAAAGGGCCTCATGGGCTCCGAACCGTCATCCATTGCTCTGTCCTTTCCCCGCCGCCGGGATTTCCCCCTATCCGTCACTTTTCCTCCCGAAAAGATCAAGCCCAATCGCGGGCAGCCGCCCGATCCTCGCCCAATTTTTATTTCCCCGGGAAGAATTAGATTATTTTTCCCGGGAATTTTTGGAACAAAGGTGGCGAGTGGGTCTGTATATGCCCCTAAACACCCCCTCACCACCACCCCCGTCTGCGGGATACCCACCCGGGGTCGATTTTCCCAGGGGAATAATTGGTTCTACATTGGTAATAGAAAATTAGTCATAGATTGGTACTAAGAGAGGGAAAATTGGTACTAATCGGGGTCGGGAGGCTCGAACGCGAGGGCTAGTGGATGGCCAAATGCTTGATCGATAGTTGTCCGCAATCCCGAGTCGCGGGTAATTATATTCCAAAAATGTATCGATATCAGGGACTGTATCGCAGCGGTATCTTAGCGGTGGGCCTAGGCGTGTCCGGGCGTTCGTAGGGATAGATACTCACCGGGGTTGGATGGAGATGGATCGGGTGAATTGGTATGGTGTATTACCCTACTATATATATAACACAGTAGACATCTAGACGGGACGGGGGAGGGAGTACATATCCATGGTTCCGCCGGACACCGCTAGGGACACAACTAGGGACATGGCTGGGATACGGGGAGGGAAATGGGGAAAATGGGGATCGGGGGTAGGGGAAGGGGGTGGATAGGGCACAGCCAGGGAGGATAGGCGGGGG